AATCCCTGAAGATAGATATGATGTAATCGAGAGTATGGTAGATAAACTTGATGAAATGGAAGGAAAACTCAACGAGCAAATTCAAAGAAATGTTGCTCTGAACAGAAGATTAGCAGAGTCGGTTGCCGATGTAATTTTTGCAGATGTCGCTGAGGGTCTTGCACTTTCTCAGAAAGACAAACTCGCTTCTCTTGCAGAAAATGTTGAGTTTGACAGTGAAGCAGACTATCGTGAGAAGCTAGTAACTCTGAGGGAATCATATTTCCCATCAAACACTGGTACTCAAAGAAGCGCAACTGAGAATCTCTCAGAAGAAGTATCATCTGATGAAACGATCACCGAATCTGTTTCACCAATCATGGCTGCTTACTTAGAGACTCTTGCAAGAGCTTCTAAAAAGTGATTTTTAGATCATAATCAAACAACAACACTTTTAAAAGAGGTAAATTCAAATGCAAATGTTCAATGCTGAGCATCTGCAGGAGAAGTGGGCACCTATTCTCGACTATGATGGTCTTGATTCAATCAAAGATTCTCATCGTAGAGCGGTAACCGCTATCCTGCTAGAAAACCAAGAGAGAGAACTCCGTGAGGAGAGAGCATTCCTCTCAGAAGGTCCTACTGTTAGCACTCTTTCTGGAACCGGTAATCCTGGTTTCTCTGCTGGTGCTTCTGCTCCTGTTGCTGGTTTCGATCCAGTTCTGATCTCCCTGATCAGACGTTCAATGCCTAACCTGGTCGCTTATGACCTCGCTGGCGTTCAACCAATGAACGGTCCTACTGGACTCATCTTCGCAATGCGTTCGAAGTACACCAGCCAGAGCGGCACCGAAGCACTGTTCAACGAAGCAGATACTGCATTCTCCGGACAGTCAACCAACCTCAACAATACCGCTGGTTGGACTAACGGCACCGTTGGTCTTGGTACTACTGCCCAAAGAGGAACCAATCCTGGTCTCCTGGATGCTACTTTCCCTGCAACTGGCGATGCTCAAACCTACAACGTAGGTCAGGGTATGCGTACCGATGTTGCTGAGAATCTTGGCGACGGTACTGAGGGTCACTTCAACGAGATGGCATTCTCAATCGAGAAAGTCACCGTTACCGCTAAGTCACGTGCTCTGAAAGCTGAGTACTCACTCGAACTCGCACAAGACCTGAAGGCAATTCACGGTCTGAATGCAGAAGCTGAGCTTGCAAACATCCTCAGCACCGAGATCCTCGCAGAAATCAACCGCGAAGTTATCCGTACCATCTATAACGTTGCTGAGTCTGGTGCTCAGGCAAACGTTGCTACCGCTGGTACTTTCGACCTGGACGTTGACTCCAACGGTCGTTGGTCAGTTGAGAAGTTCAAGGGTCTTATCTTCCAGATCGAGCGCGATGCTAACGCAATCGCACAAAGAACTCGTCGTGGAAAGGGCAACATGATCCTCTGCTCCGCAGACGTTGCTTCCGCCCTGACAATGGCTGGTGTACTTGATTACACCCCAGCCCTCAACGCTAACCTGAACGTTGATGACACTGGCAACACCTTCGCTGGTGTTCTGCAAGGTAAGTATCGTGTTTATATCGATCCTTATTCGGCAAACGTTTCTGCTAACCAGTACTATGTGGTTGGTTATAAGGGTTCTTCCCCTTATGATGCAGGTCTGTTCTATTGCCCATATGTACCTCTCCAGATGGTACGTGCGGTTGGTGAGGACACCTTCCAGCCCAAGATTGGCTTCAAGACCCGTTATGGTATCGTTGCTAACCCATTCTCACAGGGTACAACCGCTATCACTGGCGACGGTCTGGTACGTAACGCAAACCGTTACTACAGAAGAGTCAAGGTTACCAACCTTATGTGATCTCGATTCACATATCTATCAGACCCCCGAAAGGGGGTCTTTTTTTATCTAAATAAAAATAAAACTAGTAGAAAAATGAAGCCTACTCCTAGACAATCGCAAGAAATTAATAAGAATTACGAAAAGGTTGTTGAGCATCTTATTAAAGAAGGATACGCAGAAGATAAAGAATCGGCAAATAATATCATCAATGGTATGAGTGAGACTTGGTTTAATCTCATTGTTAACGACTGATAATGAAGACTTTTAAAGAGTTCATATCAGAAGCATTACCTTTTGGTGCCATAGTATCAACTAGTTCATATGGTCCTGGATTGTATGGAAATCCAACTGCGTCTGGTCAAAAATTAACTCCAACAACAAGAGGAGTTGCCCATAAAAAATTACCACTGGGAAGCAAGGTCAAAATTACAGATCCAAAAACTGGAAGATCCGTAGTTGCTCCAGTAGTTGATAGGGGTCCTTATCATGGAAATCGTCAATACGATTTAACTACACAAACTACAAGAGATCTTGGATACAAAGATTATAAGCAATTTGGAGTTAGAAATTTAGATGTAACTCCGGTAAAACCAGAAAAACCAAAACCAAAAATTCCAGATCTTGGTATTAAAGTAGATACGAGTATTCCAAAAATAGTTCCCACTAAGAAAAAATAATGACAAATTGCAATTGGGCAAACCAAATCAGTAATAGAAATTTTTTATCTGTCACAGGATTTAAATTTTCTTTGGCAAAATACCCAAAGGTAGATTTTTTCTCTAACAGTGCTAGAATACCACAAATTACTCTGGATGTTGCTAGACAATCAACATACTTGAAAGATCTTGATGTTCCTGGTGAAAAATTAAATTATGGAGATTTGACTATAAAATTTATAGTTGATGAGAATATGGAAAATTATATTGCAATTTATGATTGGTTAGTTGGATTAGGTTTTCCAGAAATTACAACTCAATTTAAAGATCTTACAACTCTCAATAATCAGAGAGATATGAAGGAGCAATTTAGTGACGGAACCCTTCGTGTTTTGAATAGTAACTTTAAAGAAGTTGCAAAAGTTAAGTTTTTGGATCTATTTCCAGTTTCATTAAGTTCCCTTGATTTTGATGCGGCAGCATCCGATGTCCAATACTTTACAGCAGAGGCATCTTTCAAGTATACTGTATATCAACTTACATCATCGATTTAATGGATCTTGATCAAATTCAGGAGATGTGGCAGAAGGATTCTGTCATTGATCCCGATAACTTACACGATGAGTCTTTAAAAATTCCACAACTTCATGCAAAGTATTATACAGTTTATAATACAATTACGCTATTGCGCGAAAGGGCAAGAGAGACTCATAGCAAGGTAAAACTTGAACGATATAACTACTACACTGGAAAGGCACCCATTGAGGTTTATGAAGAAGAACCTTTCCCATACAAGGTCAGAGATAAAGAAGCATTACAGAGGCATATGGACGCCGATGAGAAACTGAATAAGATAGATCTAAAAATTAGATACTATGACATTATGTTGAAGTTTCTTGAAGAGGTGATTAAATGTATATCAAATAGAACTTTTCAAATTAAGAATGCTCTGGAATGGCATCGATTTCAATCAGGATTTAACTGAGGCAGAAATGCCTCTTTTTTATTGGCAATAAATATTTTTGTATTGATATGAACTTATGTCACACTTGGTTATATCTAAAAAGAATGAAGTATTTTTGCAGATAAAGGCAGAACCTCACGTTTACTACGAACTTGCAGATCAGTTCACGTTTGATGTTCCAGGTGCCAAGTTTATGCCTCAGTTTCGCAACAGACACTGGGACGGAAAAATTCGTTTGTTCAATACACAAACTGGTGAAATTTATGCTGGCCTTTTAGATAAGGTCACTCGCTTCTGCGAAAATCACGATTATACTTATGAGTTCACAAACAATAAGTTTTATGGTCTTCCCTTTGAGGTAAATGAGCACATCTCAAAAGAAGGTGTGAAAGATTATATGACTTCTATTTGCAAGTACGCTCCCCGCGAATACCAAGTTGAGGGAGTATACGACGCTTTACGACATAATCGAAAGTTGTTGATATCTCCAACTGCTTCTGGAAAGTCATTGATGATATATTCGATTGTCCGATATTACGTTGAGAAAGGACAAAATACTCTGATAGTCGTTCCGACGACATCCCTTGTAGAGCAGATGTATAAAGACTTTGCAGATTATGGATGGGATGTGGGTTCATACTGCCACAAGATATACGCAGGAAAAGAAAGAGAAACAGACTCTCAGGTAATCATTACAACCTGGCAATCAATCTACAAACTTCCGCGTCAATACTTTTCAAGATTTAATGTCGTTGTTGGAGATGAAGCACACCAATTTAAATCTAAGTCATTAGTATCTATAATGACAAAACTTTCTGATGCTAAATTTCGTTATGGTTTTACAGGAACACTCGATGGTACACAAACACACAAATGGGTTTTAGAAGGTTTATTTGGTCCTTCATACAAAATCATCAGAACAGAAGAACTGATGCAGAAGGGTCACGTTGCTAAATTAGACATTAATATTCTTCTATTGAAACACCCACCGAATAAGTTTGAGACTTTTGAGGATGAAGTTCAGTATATTATCAATCACGACAAACGCAATAAGTTTATCAAGAACCTTGCTCTTGATCTTAAAGGTAATACTCTTATTCTCTTTTCCAGAGTCGAAGGTCATGGTCAACCTTTATACGAACTCATAAATAGTAGCATCGATGAAAATCGTCACGTGTTCTTTGTACACGGTGGAGTAGATACGGAAGATAGAGAAAAAGTCAGAGAAATTACCGAAAAGGAAAACAATGCCATCATCGTTGCTTCTTACGGGACTTTTTCTACTGGTATTAACATTAGAAATCTACATAACGTTATCTTTGCTTCCCCTAGTAAATCAAGAATTAGAAATCTCCAATCAATCGGAAGAGTCTTAAGAAAAAGCGACAACAAAACAAAGGCAACTCTATATGACATTGCCGATGATATCAGTTATAAGTCAAGAAAAAATTATACCCTCAATCATTTAATCGAGAGAATCAAAGTTTATAACGAAGAAAACTTTAATTATGACATTGTAAACATACCGCTTAAAAACTAATGGGAGAAGAGTTTCACGCAGCAATTAAATTAGTCACAGGTGAAGAAATCTTTGCACTTGTTTGTATCGATGATAATGATGGGGATCCTATTATAATTCTTCAAAATCCTGTCATTATGAAAGTAATGTCTAATCACATAGGACAATATGTCAAGGTAAAACCTTGGATGGAAATTCCTACTGATGATTTCTTTATCGTTAAATACGATAAGATCGTTACTATGACTGAAGTAAAAGAAAGTCAAATGATAACCTTCTACGAAAGGTATATCAATGATGAAGATGTTGACATTGAACTAGATGGTAAAGTTCAAATATCAAATAAAATGGGATATATCTCTACTGTTGAAGATGCCAGAAAGACCTTAGAGAATATTTTTCGTAAAGATCTTAAAGATAATAAAGAAAGCTAGATTCTCATCTTCAAAGGGAACAAACATATTCTAATCATATTTCAGGATGTTGTCAAGCCCCCAAAGTATGCTATAATGAACATAACAAAAATTTATCTACCGAGACCGATGTTATGTCCAAAAAGAAATCAGAACATTATGTAAACAACAAGGAGTTACTTGAAGCACTGATTGTTTATAGAACAAAAGTTGAAAAGTCATACTTGAAGATTTACGATAAAGATCTTACAAAGCAACCAAAAGAAGAAAGAGCGAAGCGTTGGGAAGGTAAACCACCAATCTCAAACTATCTTGGCGAATGTTTTCTTAAAATCGCTACACACCTCTCATATAAACCGAACTTTGTGAATTATATGTTTCGGGATGATATGATTTCTGATGGTATTGAAAACTGCGTCCAGTATATTCACAACTTTGACCCAGAAAAGTCCAAGAACCCTTTTGCATATTTCACTCAAATCATTCACTATGCTTTTCTCCGTCGTATTCAGAAGGAGAAGAAGCAACTGGAAATCAAGACCAAGATCATCGAACGCACTGGTTTTGATGAGGTAATGGTGATTGACGACAGCTTGCTTTCTGGTAGCAGTTCCGACTACAACACAATTAAAGATAACATTGCCTATAAAAATCGCTAATGCTCCAAAATGTTCTAAATAAAATAAACATTACGGAGCACTATGCCTAATCAATATAGTGGTGTTGGAAGACAGAATAGATTGCAAGCAATAGAAGAAGGTAAAAAAACTTATATTGGATCTACTGCTTGCAAATATTGTGGTAGTTATGAAAAGTATGTGAGTAGTTATGGATGCTATCCTTGTAACTATAAAAAGGGAGTTGAAAAACTTCTTTCTGGTGCTTGTGATTGTTATATGACTAAAGAAAAATGGGCAGAAAATAGAGAGAGAAGGCGGGAAGTAATTCGGGAAAATAATAAGAAGTATTCCAAAACTGAAAACGGAAAAATAACTCAAGCAGTATCTTCCTCAAAAAGAAGA